GACTTACATTGGAAATCTAATAAGAATTATACTCTTAACCATGCCGCGGAACGCGTCAAAATATATTCTAAAGAAAGGTTTAAATTTAAGATGCATGAGGTGAAATTATTATAAATACATACATGGAAAAGAAATATCCGGACAACCTAAAAGATATCCCAGTCAAACTATATAAATTAATATCAGGTGAATCGATTCTGGCATACACACACGAATTAGACGACGAGTCTAATGGTGCACTTATTGGTATAGAAGAACCGATGAAGGTAGTAGTAGAAGATGATAACCATTATGTAATGACTCCTTGGTTACCATTCGCGTCTCAGAAATTGCACGTCTTAGAAGACTTTAATATTATGCTTACAGCAGAAGTTAACGAAGATGTGAAGTCTCATTATATGAAGATCATCTTAGATGAGATACAGACTGATAATGATATGATGGCAGAACAAATGAAGATCATGAAGGGAAACGCCACCACCCATTAATATACTGTCCCTCCGCAGAGATACTCTCTTATTATATCATACTTTTACAGCAAAGTACACACTTAACCGCAAATAAATATGGAAATAACTTCAAACGCAGCAGACAAAGTATCCGGAATGAAATCCGGAGACGAACATCTACGTGTTTATATTACTGGTGGTGGATGTTCAGGCTTTAATTATGGTTTTATATTAGATGAGAAGATAATAGAAGGTGATTTTCATCTTCAGAAAAATGGTATGGACTTACGTATTGATCCAATGAGCTATCAGTACTTAGAAGGAATAACAATAGATTATGTAGAAGATCTACAAGGATCACGGTTTCAAGTGACTAACCCACAAGCAAAAACAACATGCGGATGTGGCTCATCTTTTAGTGTTTAAGTATGTACATATGACTTTTATGTGATATAATAGTAATACATTTGAACTAATAGGATACATTATGCCTGAGAAAATTAAACCAAGAGACAAACCCCATTACGTAAACAATAGAGACTTCTCATATGCAGTAGTCGATTACGTGACTGCAGCAAATGCAGCCAAAGAAGCTGGAACAAAGAATCCAGTTGTACCAGATTATATAGCTATATGCTTCATGAAGATCTGTGAAGGCCTATCTCATAAACCAAACTTTGTACGATATACATACCGAGATGAAATGGTAATGGATGGTGTTGAGAATTGTCTTAAAGCAATATACAATTATAGAATAGATGCATCTACCCGTACAGGTAAACCTAATGCATTCTCATACTTCACACAGATAGCTTACTTTGCTTTTATAAGACGTATTGTAAAGGAAAAGAAACAAGCTGACATCAAATTTAAATTCATGGAGCAAGCAAACATCGAAGACTTTGTTTCTGCTATTGATATTAACAGTCCAATCGATCAGTCATTCCTTGACACACTTCGTGAGAAGATCTCTAAGATCAAAGAAGTGGATACTAAAGTGAAAGACTTTGAGAAGGAAGAAAAGATTAAAGTTAAAAAAGGTTTAGAGTTGGTTATGGAATATGCATAAAATATATATTACAGGTATCGCCGGTTTCATAGGTTTCCATCTAGCTGAGAAGTTATCCATGGAAGGTTATGAAGTACACGGTATGGATAACTTTAATGATTACTATGATGTTAAATTAAAACATGATAGAGCAGAAAGGTTATTTGAAAAATTCGGTATTAAAGTATACAACCATGACATAGAGATCATACCATGGATGCAACCGTTAGAAAACTTTGATGCAGTTATTCATTTAGCTGCGCATGCTGGTGTCAGACATTCTTTAGAGAATCCACAAATGTATATTGATACAAATATAACTGGAACTCAAAGACTGATCAATGCATGTGAGCATTACGAAATACCTGTTATATATGCTTCTTCATCCACAGTAGATAGTGATCATCTTAATCCTTATGCATGGTCTAAGTATGTGAATGAAAAACAATTTGAATCTTCTAGTTTAGTTTCAGCAGGCTTAAGGTTCTATACAGTCTATGGTGAATGGGGTAGACCTGATATGGCATTAGGTTTATTTGCTGATGCTATGTCTCAAGGTAAATCTATTGATGTATATAACCACGGTGATATGCAAAGAGACTTTACTTATGTCGGTGATCTAGTAAAAGGTATTGATATTATATTAGAGTATATGCTTAATCAACCTCAAGAGAATAATCATGAGATCTATAATCTTGGTACTGGTAAATCAAACGAGCTAATGGATTATATAGAATGCTTAGAGAATGAATTAGGTAGAGTATCACAAAAGAACTACTTAGATATGCACCCAGCAGATGTCAAATCTACACAAGCAAATATAGGTAAGGCTCAATCATTAGGATACACACCAACCACATCAATACAAGAAGGTATTAAACACTATGCGGATTGGTTTAAAGATTACTATGTATATAACTAAAGGTATGTACTTTTGACAAATGTGTGATATAATATAACTATGAAAAATTTATTACTTATCGGTCACGGTGTTGTAGGCAAAGCGGTACATAAAGGCTTATCTAAAAATAATGTCATAGACATAATAGATAAAGATGATCATCATATGAGTACTAAAAATGATTATGATGATTGGGATGGTGTTATATTATGTCTACCCACACCGCAAGGTCCAACAGGTGAATGCGATGATATGTTGGTTGAACAATATATCCGTGTCATACGTAAGAACGCACCTCATGTTCCTATCCTTATTAAGTCAACTATCTCAGTAGAATTAGTTGAACTACTTCAAGACGATAAAGCTTTAACGTTTAATCCAGAATTCTTAACAGAGAATGATTCAACAGAAGAATTTCAAAATCAATCCTTTATTATATTTGGTGGACATCAATGTAGATATTGGTATGAGATCTTTCAACAATCTGGCATATGGATGGGTTCTGTTAAATTCACTGATATGAAGACAGCTGCATACGCTAAGTATACAATCAATTCATTCTTAGCCACGAAGGTTATATTCTTTAATGAATTACAATCAATGTTTGGTGAAGATGGATTTGATGAGTTAACACAAATAGTAAGTATGGATGATCGTATTGGCAAAAGTCATATGATGGTTCCAGGACCAGATAGGCAGTATGGATTCGGTGGTATGTGTTTCCCTAAAGACACATCAGCATTTGCAAAATCAGGTAAAGGTAAACTAACCCTATTAGAAAAAGTTAGAGAAATTAATGAGAGGATAAGATGAGATTAAAGAATAGCACATGGGTATTCGATAACGCACTTAACAAACATACGTGCGATGAACTAATTAGAATAGGAAACGAACAGATCATGTCAGATGCTACTGTTGCTGCAGGTGCACCTCCAAAGTCAATGCGTGTTTGTCAAACTGGATGGATACAAGATCCATATATTATGGAACAGCTTATGGAATATGTAGATACAGCTAATATCCATGCTGGTTGGAATTTCGCACTTGACACTGCTCAGCTTATTCAATTTACTAAATACGATGTGGATGGTCATTATACTTGGCATCGCGATACAAATGTAGATATAAGTAAAACAGGTGGTAGTACAAGAAAGGTAAGTATTACCGTAAACCTAAATGATGATTACGAAGGTGGTGAATTAGAAATTGATTCTGAAGATAAATATTGGAAAGCAACACCACGAAAAGTACGTTCAGGTTTAGGCACAATAGTTGTGTTTCCATCTGATATGTATCATAGAGTAAAGAAAGTCACAAAAGGTACAAGATATAGTTTAGTTGTTTGGGTAATGGGAGATCCCTGGAAATGAAGATTGCAATATTAAATGATACGCATTGTGGTGTACGTAATTCATCACAGATATTCATAGACTTCCAAGAGGCATTCTATGAGAAAGTATTCTTTCCATTTTGTAAAGACAATGACATTAAAAAGATCATTCACTTAGGTGACTATTATGATCATAGAAAGTTTGTAAACTTTAAAGCATTACATGCTAACCGCAGACATTTCTTAGAACCTATGAAGCAAGCAGGTATGACCATGGATATTATTCCAGGCAACCACGATGTATTTCATAAGAACACAAATGACCTATGTTCTCTTAAAGAACTATTAGGTTACTATACAAGCAACATTAATATTGTAATGAAAGCTAAGACCATGAACTATGATGGATGTGAAGTTCATTTGATACCATGGATTAATCCAGAGAATCATGAAGAGTCTATGAATTTCTTAGCAGCTAACAAAGGTATTATGATGGGTCATTTAGAGTTGCAAGACTTTGAAATGATGAGAGGTATTAAACAACCTAAAGGTCACGGTATGGGTATAGAACCATTTAAGCATTTCGATATGTGTTTATCTGGTCACTATCAT